AAGTTGTGTCGGAACTTTTAAAAGAATATGAGGAAAATCCTGAACTTTAATGGGTAAGCATTATTTACTAAACCTTTATGGTTGTTCGTTTGTTCTCTTGGACGACGAACGTTGTCTTATAGATTTACTGGAAAATGCAGCAGCAGCAAGTGGTGCTACTGTGGTTCAAACAATTTCAAAAAAGTTTGATCCTCAAGGAGTAACTGTAATATGTTTGCTTTCAGAAAGTCATATTAGTATTCACACTTGGCCAGAAGAGGGTAAGGCAGCAGTAGATGTTTATACCTGTGGAGATTGCAATCCAAAAATAGGTTGCGATATTATTATTCAGCAACTTTACGCAACAGATCATAAATTAACCTATATTGAAAGGTAGAATAAATATACTATATCTGGAGAGTTTTTATGCTTTCAACGCAATACAGATTGCGCCTTGAGGCAATTTGTGAAAGAATCGCTAAAGGTGAAGAAGTAACTTTAGAAGATATGATATGGGCGGAAAAGCTTGCAAAAGCAAATCGTTCAGCGGCAACTTTATTGAGGCAGGCAAGACGCCGAGCATCTAATCCGAATATGCAAGAGGGGGGTCTTGATGACTTCATGAATGCATTAGATCTTGGAGATCCAGATCCAACAAATCATCGCACAGGATTTAATGGTGCCGATGATATTATCGATTTTTTCACTGGCGATAAACCAGACGACTGGAGACAAAGAGATTAAATTGTAACAAAAGTTACAAAAGTTTTTGCATAACTATACTAACAGGTCTATAATGACCTTACGTTCATCTGTATCATCAGACGGAAGTAAGCCGACGCGGAACGGATCGTTCATTCGCTATTCGCAAATAGCGAACGCAAACGCCGACTGAAGGAACGCTCTTTAACCTAAAAAACTAAGGAGAACCCTAATGTCTAAAGTAGTTTATCGTGGTGTAGAATATGATACTCAAAAGCGTCTTGAGTATCAGCAGCAAATGATGCAACAACCCCAACAATACAACGAAACCTATCGTGGTGTTAAGTTTGTAAAGGAGGGACACAAATGAATACTTACTTCGTTCGTTATCTTAAGAGAAAGGCAAAGAAGGAGCAACTCCTTCATAACGCACAACTGAATATGGCAAAGCAACCACAAGTTGCATAATTCAGAGGGAGACTTGACTCTCCCTCTTTTTTTATGTAGAATTATTGAAAATACATATTCTATGGATAGAGAAAAGGTAAAATTAATTATCGTCAATATGGAGTTTCTTATTCGTTCTTTAAAAGAAGAATTAGAAAATGATAAAGAATATAAGTATGAAGAGATTCCTCCTTATACTATTGACGAATATGAACCAGAATATTACGAAGAGGATGATTAGAAATGTATGAAACTTTAACCGAATTTGAAAGAGCACTTGCTAGATTTGGAGATAAAGTCCAGTATATTGTTGGACTTGAAATTAGCAATAAAATGAGTCCTGAAACTGCATATCAAGAAATCAAAGATATGATGAAAGAACTCAAAAAACTTCGCAAAATTGAAAAAGATACTTGGGAGAAAGAATGAAACCTATTAAAGCGAAAGATCTTTTGGAACTTGATAAGCACATGAAAATTGTGCTTTTGAATAGCACTCCAAATCCACAAACTCTCGTTTGGCAAGGTGGAAAAAATGATTATAGTGAAGACGCTATTCATACCAAAACACCACCTTCAGAAACTGATTCTGGTAAGTGGGTTATAGAGCAACTCTTAGCTAACGAGAGAGGGCACTGGGGACCTCTAGAACACCCCTCAATCTCATTTGACTGTGTGGGATTCGTTCATAACGTTATTGTTCAGGCAAGGACTCATCGTGTAGGTGTTTCGTTTGATGTTCAGTCTCAACGTTATACTGGAAGGCGTGTTTTGAAAGTTGCGAATGATGAACTTTCTGTAGATGAAGTTTTCTATGTTCGTCCTCCTGGTCTATATCTTGATCGTAAAGGTCACAAATATGAATGGACTCAAGATGACTACGAAAGGCAATTAAAGTTCTGTCTAGCGGCATCTGAGAGGTATGCAGAAGGTTATATGAAGAGAGGTATGGCGGAAGAGCATCTTAGAGATTATCTTCCACAAAACATTCGTCAGAATTTTGTTGCATCTTTCTCTCTTCGTGCTGCATTGCACTTTTTGGATCTTCGTGCAAAACTTGATGCTCAAGTTGAAATTCAAGCAATGTGTGAAGGCATGATTCCAATCATGAAAGGTTGGGTTCCAGAAATATTTTCATACTATGAAGAAAAGAGACTACATAAAGCAAGACTATCTCCCTAAAAATAGGTATGAAAAGTTACTGCATAAAAGATCATACAACTGGTCATGTTTTCAAAATACTTCTTACAGAGGAAGAGTTCCAAGAATTTTTGAAATCCAACCCAAACATAGATGAGTGCATCGATTGCATAGAATGTGACGATGCCCCTTCTATTTGTATAGAATAAATACCTCTGAATTTTATAATAACTTATGGCGATATATCCGATCATTCATAAAGAAACAGGTGAGAAAAAAGTCATTGAAATGAGTGTGCATGACATTACTCAATGGTATAAAGATAATCCAGAATGGCACCGCGATTGGTCTGAAGGATGTGCTACCCCAGCAGAAGTTGGTGAGTGGAGAGATAGACTAGTCCAAAAGCATCCAGGATGGAATGAAGTTCTGGAAAAAGCATCTAAAGCACCCAAATCACAAGTGAAGAAAATCTAATGGCAAGAAAAAGCATGAAGAACCCTGTTCCATTTGGAACTAGCAATAGGCAGATGAAAAGGAAGAAGCCTATTAGTTCCGATTACATGAAGAGGATTGAACCTCTTACAGATAACCAAGAATCACTTTTTAAATCTTATAATCTACAGCAAAACCTAGTTGCATATGGTTGTGCTGGAACTGGTAAAACTTTCATCACTTTATATAATGCACTGAGAGATGTTCTGGATGAAAGATCCTCATACGAAAAAATTTACATTGTTCGCTCACTTGTAGCAACACGCGAGATTGGTTTCCTTCCTGGAGACCATGAAGATAAATCTTCACTTTATCAGATTCCTTATAAGAATATGGTAAAGTATATGTTTGAAATGCCAGATGATGCATCTTTCGAAATGCTCTATGGTAATCTGAAAACTCAAGGAACAATTAGTTTTTGGAGTACTTCTTTTATTCGTGGAACTACATTGGATAATGCAATCATTATCGTTGATGAATTCCAAAATCTTAATTTCCACGAATTGGATTCTATGATCACTCGTGTTGGTGAAAATAGTAAGATTATGTTCTGTGGAGATGCAACTCAGAGCGATCTCGTAAAAACAAATGAAAAGAATGGTATTATTGATTTCATGAGAATTCTTAGGGTAATGCCATCATTTGATATTATTGAATTTGAAGCAGAAGACATTGTTCGTTCTGGTCTGGTTAAAGAATATATTCTCGCAAAAATGGAATTGAATCTCTGATGTTTAATCATGTTGAATTGAATCTCCCTCAACTTCAGAGGGAGACCATAGATGGTGTTCGTTATTATAAAGTTCCAACTGCAGACGAATTAAAAAGACTAGTTTCTATTACTTCAGTTACAAGTAATTGGAAAAAAGAATTTTTTAATAACTGGAGAAAAAAGGTTGGTGTAGAAAAAGCAGATGCTATTACAAGGAAGGCAACCAGTCGTGGCACTGATATGCACACCCTTGTTGAACATCATCTTAAAAATGAAAAACTACCTACAGTTCAACCTCTTTCGGAAATGCTGTTTAGTATTTCTAAACCAACTTTAAATCGTATAAATAATATTCATGCTCTGGAAGGTTCTCTTTATAGTGAGTTTTTGGGAATTGCGGGCACAGTAGATTGCATCGCAGAATTTGATGGAGAACTTTCTATCATTGACTTTAAGACATCAGCAAAACCGAAACCAAGAGAATGGATTGAAGGTTATTTTGTGCAATGTTGTGCATATGCATGTATGCTCCACGAAATGACTGGACTATCCGTTAAAAAATTTGTTATCATTATGGCATGTGAAAACGGTGATGTTGAAGTATATGAAGAAAGAGATAAAGAAAAATATATCAGACTTCTTGTTAAGTATATTAAAAAGTTTTTAAATGATAAGTTGTCTTGACAATAAAAATTGTTTATGTTATTCTTTGTTAAAGTTGTTATGAGGAAAAATTGTCACCATCACTAATAGAATTAATGGAGTCACAAGTAGAAAAGGAATTCGAGAAAGTACTCGAAAAAAAGTTTTTCTGTCCATCTAGATTTGCTCAAGAAATTGAAAAGTTGGTTCAAGATAATGAAGAAATGAATTATATTGATGCAATAATTTCTTTCTGTGAGATTAATAGTATCGATTTAGAATCTGTTCCTAAACTTATTTCTAAACCACTCAAAGAGAAAATTAAGTATGAAGCTATGGAACTTAATTTTCTTAAGAAAACTTCTCGTGCTAAACTTATTTTTTGATACTTAGTGAATCCATTTGAATGCTATAAAATTTATCTTTCAATAAAGAATCATTTCACAAAAGATAGTTACGATTATCACAAATACTGCGGAAAAAATAGAGCAACTATCCAATCTTTCTATAAAAGGAAAGATAGATTTTGGTTTGAAAAAATAAGCAGACAAAAATCTGAAAAGGAAATTTTAGATTTCTTTGTCTCTAATTTTGTATCTTGTTCAGATCCCCAATCTCTTTGGATTGGGGAGATAATAAGAGAAGGAGAAAGTAACTATAAAAATTGGTGCAAAAAAATTCAATCTCTTTCTTATATTTTTAAAGAAGAAATAGATATAGTATTTTCAAATAAAAATTTTGATAAGGTATTTGAAATTGAAGGTGGAAGGCACCCACAACTATTAAAGGATCATTTACAAGGAAAGATTTCCTTAGAAAGTATGATAATATTGGATAGAATACTAGGATACAAAAAGGAGTTTGATCAAAAACTTCAAGATCCTATTTGGACATTCGTTTCAATGAGAATTTCAAAGTATTCGTCTTTCCTACATACTGATGTATTCAAATTCAAAAAAATTCTAAAGGAGTGTGTGCTGTGACTTTTTTCGATTCGGAAGTTGTAAGAGCGGAAATAGCAGAGATCTCAGAACTCCAAGAAGAAATTTATGAAAATGTGTTTCAATTTCCTCGAATGAGCAACCAAGAGAAGATTGATCATGTTAATCTTTTACAACGACTTTTAAATAAACAACAAATTCTATATACTCGTCTTAGTCTTTCTGATGATCCAGAAGCTAAAAAGATGAAAGAAAAAATTATGGAATCTGCCTCAATGATGGGTCTTCCAGAGAATACTGATATGAATGTCATATTTAATAATATGTCGAAACTTATCGATATGATGCGGACCCAGATTGACAAAGAGATCAGAGGGTGATACAGTTCCTGAGGGCTTGGCATCCCTCCATCT